GCGCGATCCGACGAACCCTTGACCGCGCGCCAGCGCGATTTTCGATGGACGAAACGATAGGCGCGCTGCGTGAAATGGCCGCCCGTGTCGATCAGCGCCAAATCCGCTGCAAACCCTTTGCCGCCGGCGTGCAACCAAGGCCGCTTCGCCAGGGCGTCCAGCTCGTCCCAAGGCTTATCCTCATGGAGGTCGCCCGCGATCACGCCGGCGGCGATGAGCGTCTGCTCGACGGCGGCGCCGCCAGACGCCGGCCCGAACCCCCATAATGCCCACTCGAAGCGGTCGTCCTGCGTATCGACCGACAGGACGATCCGGCCAACCCAGGGCGGCACGATGTTGCGCGGATAGTCCTCAATACGGATCGCGATGCGCGCCGGGTCGAGGTCGGAGCCGATCTCCTCGTAGCTCTCGCCAAGCCAGAGATTGACGAAGCCCTTTTCGGCGAGCGGATCGCCGTTGCACTCAAGGTGTTTCTTCCAAACCTCATCCCAGCTCGTCAGTAGCGACGATAGGGCGTTCACGAAATAAGATGGCTGCCGCCCAGGCCCGGCGTTGGTCGGCTTCCACCGACCGGCCAGAACCATTTCGCGCTGTTGCCAGCTGTCAATCTGAGCGCCGCAGCACTGGGCCATATAGTGGGCGTTGTATGGCGCCACGCGCTCGCCCCGCAGCTGCGCGAACTCGAACACGATTTCCGCGCCGCAATGCGGGCACGGCATGAACCATTTGCGCTGGTCGCCGGCGGCGAATGCGCGATCAATGCGAGACGCCCCCTTGTTCGTCGGCGTCGAGACGACGAGCTTTTTTTGCGTGCCGGCGCGGGTGAAGCTGATCTGCCGCGCGTTCAGCAGCTCCATAGGGTCGCCCTGGCCATCGATGTCGGCCGGCCAGCGGTCGACCTCGTCGGCGAGGGCAAAACGGATCGTTTTAGCCGACAGATCCGTCGCCGAATTGGCGCCGGTCAGCACCAATCGGCCACCTGGAAATTTCTTCTCCAGAGTCTTTGAGCTGTCGTCTGACCGCGACCGCTGCGGCCTGACACGATCGGCAACCGCCTTGGTCGCCTTGATCGCAGGATCAAGGCGCTCCGAATTGAAATCCTTCGCCGCAGCCAAGGATGGTTGGACGATCATCATGTCGTCCGGCGCCGTCGCAATCAGGCAGAACAGCCAAACGAGGCCGAGCGTCGAGAAGCCCGTCTGGCCCGATTTCTTGACGGCGATCTCAGTCCACGGCGAGTCGATCCGCAGCATGTTCAGCGGCTCGACCACGTATGGCGTCAGCGACAAATCAAGCAGTTGGCCCTTCTGCGGGCCGACCGGGATAAAGAAATTGTCGCGCCCCCACTCTGCCGGCGAAACAATCGGCGCGGGCCTGATGCCGCGAGCGAATGCCGCCAGCAGCAGACCACGCTCTTCAGATAGCGTCAGAGCCGCCAACGTCGTCATCTGGTTCCACTGCCTCGCCCGCCGTCAGCTTGTCAGCGAGCTGAGTGCAAAGCTCGTTCGCCTTTGCCCGCAACCAAGCCGTAAGCGCCGGGACGCCGCCGGAGCGCGCGACGCCGTTAAGTTCCTCCGCCCAGGAAGGCATCGTCTGATATTGCCGCCCGACTTCGCGTCCGGCGGTCTCGAACCCATCAAGCTGCGCCTGGCGCGAGACAAGTTCCCCACGCTCCCGCGCCAGCCGCAACCGCAACAAGTCGGCTTGCAGCTCTTCCTTCGCCGTCTTGGCGCCGACAAGCGTCGGCATTTTGTCGGCAGCGTCGGACGGCGGCCGCGCCGACGAGATGGTCTCCGGATCAATCGACAGTTCGCGGTCGAGTTCGGCCGCCATCTCAGCAACGACGGCGTCATCAATCCGCGCCCGCGACAATCGAAACGCGGACGCCGCCTCTTCCGGCTTGACGAACTTCGGGCCGTCATATTCGGCCGAGACCCGCAAACCGGTGGCGTCATAAACGGGGATGCGGCCCGCCTTGACCGCTTTTGAGACCGCCTGTTTCGAGACCCCAACCTGTTTGGCGAAAGCACCCTGCGAAATCATGCGGTCAATCCGTGGCGTCAACCTCCCAGGAGGGCGGGGGTCAACCCGGTCAACCGGGTCAACCCTATTTTTTCCAATCAAAACAAGCGATAGACCGAGGGTCGCCCGCGCGCTGGCTTTCAGGCCCCAGGAAGGACCCGCGGAAGCGGGAGACGGAAGGGCATAGCCCTGGCCACGCCAGAGACAGCGCCGATGGTGGCGATCGCCTGCCTCATGCGACCGCTGCGACCCATGACTTCATCGGCGAGCGAGACGAGATCGACGTTAGGTCGCGCAGCTGGCGAGGCTTGCCGAAGCAGACGAGCAACGCGCAACTCCGCGACATCATGACGAAGCGCGCAAGCTACGATGAACGCGGCCGCTGGCGAGCGACTGACGCCCTGCCAGCAATGAATGACGAGCGGCTCCTCTTGGTCCCAGCCTTCGGCGAACGCCAACAGGCTTTCAACGTCCGACGACGACGGACGCACAGCGCCCCCGACATCTGAGAACGTGAGCACCAAGTGGCGCTCGACCTGATCCAACTTCGGAACTGGATCTCCCAGCCCACTGATCGACACGAGCGACTTGGCCGCGCTTGCGTTGACAGTCTTGGCGACATCGCCCCGCGAACAAACGCAAATCTCGGCGGGCATCAGGCCAGCAGCGTCATAAGACGAGCGGAGATTGCGCTCAGCGCCGGCCCAGCGCCCGCACCAAACGCGCTTGCGGTCTTGCCTTGAACCATTTCAGTCGGAATGAACAGGTCCGAGCGGACGGTCCGCGTCGGCAATCGGCTACGCCCTTTGCGTTGCTTCACCTCGCCGGCCCAAGGCAGATTGACCCGCCGGGCCCAGCCCGCCTTGATGAAGCCGCCCTGAGTGAACACGTTCCTGTTCCAGGGATGCGCGGTAACGCCGCTTCCACTTTCCTGCGCGCCGAAGAATTTCATGCGGACGTTGCCGCCGTGAGACGTGATCGTGTAGCTGAGATTGGCCGCAGTCGCGTCAATCTCTTGCTGCGCGCGATCGATGACGTCGCCCGTCAACCCGGTCTGGACCGTTTCTGCCGCGACAGTCTTTGCGCGAATGCCATGCGCAGCTTCGTTCAGTGCTTGCGCCATCTGCGTCCGAAACTCTCCAGATGCGGCGGCGTCCATCCCCGCGATCATTGTCCGGAACGCGGCAGCGTCATAGGTGACCAGCAGGCGCATGAATTTTCTAAGCTTTCACACTCGGACCGGAACAGCATCCGGTTTGCTTTCGAGGGCATCGGCGCTATGTGGCGCTCTTTTTGCCCTCGACGGGTCAGGAGCTCATCCCTGCCGGCCGCTGCTTTGCAGCATACCCGCGACTCGTCCCGTTCATTGGCGAGGCGAAATCGCGCTGGGATGTATGGAGACCTGATTTGCAAAAATTCGTCAAGCGCAAATATCACGTACGCTGCAATTCGCTGGTCGCCACTTCCAGCGTGAACGCCTGACCATCGCCCAGCGCCTCCAGTTGGAGGAACGCCTTCATCCGCCGCCGGCCCTTGAAGGCGAGAATTTTTGCCGTCATTCCCGCAAAAAAATGATGGTCTTGCCCGATCTCGACGCGGTCGCCGACACCGAGATCGATGCTTTCAGCGCCAATCGCCGCGCCATCAATCATCGCGCCCGCCGCCATCAACATGATCATCTTCCAGCGCGGTATCAACGCCGGCTTGGCGAAGCGATCGCCGTCGCGCAGCACAGCGGCGACCCCGCGCACATGCGGCGCGACGCTCCAATGGTCGAACTCGTTCCAGCCGAAAAACACATAGCCCGGGAACAACGGATGCGCGGCGGCCTTGGCCTTTTCCCGCTTACCCCCGCGCGTGACCCGCCAGCGGTGGTCGACGATCGACGGCGCGAACACAAAAAAACCCGCCGCCTCAAGCGCCTCGCGCGCCGCCGCATTGCACGCCGGCTCCGGCAGCATCCGCGCCCCGAAGGCGAATTCCCGCCGCGGCTCCAACGCCTTCACGCCCACCCTCACCTGCGCCACGCCCCAAAATTGCCGATCCATCACCCCACTCCCCTTGCAGAACACGCAAAAACGGCAATCCTCCCGTCCCTCCCGGATTTTTCAAAATCCTCCCGTTCATAAGTCTTTGAATAAAAACCCTTTGGGAGGGTTTGGGAGGATTGGGAGGGTTTTCACATATGAAATTCGTATTTTTTCCTGCGCGCCCGCGCACACACACGCATGTATTCGACCGCGCAAAAAACCTCCCAACCCTCCCAAACCCTCCCAACAGCAACAAATCCAGCGACTTGCGCGCGGGAGGATTTTGCAAAAAACGGGAGGATGGGAGGATTGCATCACGGATCTCGCTCCCAGCGTTCCTCATCATCACCGCCGCGTTCTCCATCTGACCACACGCGCCCGTGCTCATTGACGAAGTCGGACACCGCCTTGGTCAGCGACAGATCGAGCCACCAAATTTCGGACGCTTTCTTTTTGGGAATGCCGCGCTCCGTCATCGCCATGCCCAGACCCTTCATGGTCCATTCGGCCTCGCCGTTGGCTTTTGCCCAGGCGCAATAGAGCCGGTGCATTTCCACAGCCTGGACGCGCTTGCCGAGATCGGGCTTGGTGCAGACTTCCAGGAAGCGGCCGAGCGGGTCGCTGTCATCGCGATACGCCGCCGTCGCAGCCACCACCGCCTCGGGCAGCAGCAGCCCATGGTCGAGCCAGTCCCGTAGGCCATCGAGCATCCAGTTGAGAATTCCCGACGCCTCCGCAAACAGCTTTTTATCGAGGCCTTTGTCGCGTTTTTCGGCGGGAATGATCACGGGCCAAGGGACGAGGATCATACGTTGCCAGATCCCCTCATCCGTGCCGCTGATCTTCGGCCGGTAATTGCCTTGCATCGTCAACTTGGCCTGAGGCCGGAAGGAGAAGAACTCCTTGTTCAGATGGCGCGCGTCGATCCGATCCTCGCCGGTGAACAGTTTTACCAGCCCCTCATCGAGCGTGGCGCCTTTCTTCGGCTCCGACGTGGTCAGCAGCCGCACGCCCGGCAATTTGGCAATGTCTGGGGTGGCCTGGCCGCCTGCTCGCGCGCGGCCGGAATCCAAGAAGCTTTCGATCGGGATCGTATCGGCGTAGTCGCCACAGACGTGCAGCAGGCATTTGACCCATGTGCCCTTGCCATTTCGGCCCTTGCCATAGTGGAAGGTCAGCCGCTGTTCGGACGTATCGCCGGTCAGGCCGAGCCCCGCCCACTGCGCCAAAAAACGCTGCGTTGCGCGCCCGCCGCCCTCGTCAGGCGGTTGCACCTGGTCCAGGAACGCGCGGAATTTTTCCGCCGGGGCGTTTGGGTCATAGGTCACCCGCGCCAGTTTGGTGATCAGATCCTTGGGGTCATGCGGATCAAGCCGCACATAGCCATCGATGTCGCGCCCGACGCGCAGCGTCCCGTTGAACACGTTGATGGCGTACAGATCGCGGTCCAGATCGTCAGGCCCAACAGCGAATTTCGCCGCCGCCAGTTTGCTGATCGCCGAAATCCGGTTGTTGCTTTCCGAGGCCCTCCCCCAGGCGGCGACTTTGTCGGAAAACAGCGTCACGTTTCCGCGCTTGTCGACGGTCTCATAATCGTCGTCGCTGCCGCGAATCGTTTTGGCTTCCAGCTGGATCGCGCGCACCGTCGCTTGCACAGCCGACATCACGGCGTCATTGGCGCCGTCGCGCTTGAACCGCCGCCCATCCCACATAAGCCAGCCCAACTTTTCGCACCACAGCACCTTGTTGGCGTTGCGGGCGAAAAACCGCTCAGCATTACCGAGATCCGTCATCGGCAAAAACGCGCAGCGGCGGTGGAGGGAGCTGTCGTCGGAGACGACGCCGCTTCCCCCTCCCCCCTTGTCAGGCCCGCCGCTGTCCTCTCCCATTTGGGAGGGTTCTTCGGGCGCGCCATCAAAGGGTGCGGGTGCAATAGCCTCGCGCGACGCGATGGGCTCCCCGGGTGGAATGTATCCGTCGTCGGGCGGGGCGGCGCGCGCGGCAAACGGCACGACATTCGAACGCTCCCGCGCGCGCGTCCCGATCGCCGAGAGGTCGCTGGGCTCGGACTCGCCGAATTTCAGCCCCCGTTCGATCGTCCCGCCGGGCCGCACCGCCTTGTCATTGGCCTTGATGCCCCAGGCCATGCAGGCGTCGGTCAACGCCGCCAAGGCCACCGAGCGAGAAAGCACGCCGGCGCCGACCAGGTGGCCGATCTTAACGGCGCATTTGTTTGCAGTGTCGCTGCGCTCTCCAGGCGGTGCGCTGGCGAGGACGCGGCATTCCGCATCGAGCGCGGCAAGCGCATATTTGCGCCGCGCCTCATCGACGACCGAGGCGTCCTTGGCGTAATCGCGCGACAGCGCCAGCGGGCGCGCAACCGGCGCAAATTCGCCGCGCTCCAGGATCAGATCGACGAGACGCGCCGGCGCATCCGGCAGTTCACCGGCCGGCGGCGTCAACCACTCATAGCTGCGCCCGTTGAGCATGACGGAGGGCGGTGCAATCACATAGCCCGTGGGGCCGCGCACATCGACATGCGCAGCGATCGCCGATGCTACGCCCTCAACCTTCTTGAACAAATTGGCGCGGTTGCGAATTTCGAGATCGGCAGGACAGCGAAACCACAGATGCAATCCGCCCGATTGCGTCCGGCTGACCGCCATACCCTCGGGAAAACCGCCGCAAAAATCCTCCAGCGCCGCCATCATCGCTTCGGCCGAAACATCGCGCGGGTCGAGATCGACGACAAAGCCGGCGCGCGCATCGGTGCGCACGCCGATCAGCGCGCGCGGCCATTGCCGCCACCAGGCGCGAATTTGCTCGGCGTCGCATGTGGCGAGATAGAAACCGCCATCCTTGGCGCCCGGCGAAGACTCCTTCGGCATCAGCGGCATTTTGCCGACGCCCTTGTCCGGCGAGGGCGAGCAGGGAAATACCGCCCACCCCCGGGCGGCGTAATCCAACGCGGCGTCTAGCGCCGAAAATGCAGGTGCTGGCTCGCTCATTCCGCCGCGCTTTCAGACTTTCTTGTCGTTGAGGCCTTTACGCGGCCGAGGACTCAGACCCTCGCGCCTTCCGGCGGCTCTGCGGATCGCTTCAGGGCGCGTTTCCCCGGACGCTTCGGCCGCGCCTTGCCCTCGCCTACGATGTCGCGCATCGCCGCTACCAGTTCCACGAGCGACCTCCGCCAGCGGAATCGCTCGGCGCCCGTGGCGGCGAGAAGATCGCGCGCATTGCCAAAATGCACGCCGCCGGACGGCGAAAGTTTGGGGCGCGGCCAACGCCACCGGCGCCGCTTATCCCAAAGCCGGGGCAGATACATCGGTGGCGGTGACTTGCGCTTCTTCATCACGCCACCACCAGGCTAAAACGGAAGGTCTT